ACTCAAACAAGCTAAGGAGCAAAAGTGCCAACAACGATCATTACGGGTCGCGATCTAGTCCTAACGATCGCGAGCACTAACTACGATGCGCAGGCAACAAGCGCAACACTCGCAAACTCACCAACCATCGAGACATATCAAACCCTCGATGGCAAGGCATACAAGCACATCGATGACCAATGGACATTTGATGTGTCAATGCTTGCAGACTGGGGCGCTTCAGGATCGCTATGCGAAGCCCTTTGGACTGCGTGCGAAACTGCACCGAATACCACTTTGGCGGTATCGCTAACAGCTGTATCGGGCGCGGTCTTTGCGTTCAATGTGATGCCAGTATTCCCAGCAGTGGGCGGTACTGCACCTGATGCGCAGACAGTGGACTTGTCATTCACAGTCGTGGGAACACCAACCGAGACATTTAGCTAAAAAAAGAAACGGGAGCAAAAATGAAACTACCAATTACAATTGAATTCAATTCGGGCGAGGTTGCCACATTTGTGGCAGCCCCACCTGAATGGGTGAAGTGGGAAAAGAGCACAGGCAACATCATCAGCCAAGCGCAGGAAAAGATAGGGCTATCCGATCTCATATTCCTGGCGTATCACGCTATGAAGCGCGAGGCAGCTGGCAAACCTGTGAAGCCGATCGATGTATGGACTGAAACAGTCGCAAATGTCGAGGTCGGTAACTCTGACCCAAAAGCTACCCAGTCGGAAGCCTAAGTCGAACCCTTTGGGATTTGGCAATCGCGACAGGATTACCGACTAGCGAATTTGCAAGTGCTGAAGATGTAATGACAGCGCTGGAGATATTAGAGAGGCGAGCCGATGGCAAGTGAGGGAATCAGCTATGACAAGGCTGAACTGCGTGCCATCGCTCGATCCTTTAAGGCTATGGATGAGGAAGCGCTTGACCAAGCAAAAGCCAAATCAAACGCCCTTGCCGAATTTGTATCGGATAAGGTTAAGAGTGCAGCACGCAACGCGCGATCCATCCCAAAGGTATCGACTCGAATCGCTGACGGCTCAAAAGTATCTAAATCATCCAAGCTGGGCGAAATCTCATACGGATTCGCGGCGCAAAAATTCAGCGGTGGTGCAACCACTCGTGACCTTTGGGGCGGGGCAGAATTTGGCTCGAATAAGTATAAGCAGTTCCCAGTATGGTCTGGTCGTGAGGGTCGCGGTTCGCGTGGATGGTGGATATATCCAACTTTGCGCAGTATTCAGCCTGAAATCGTAAAGAAATGGGAAGAAGGATTCTCCGAGATAGTTAAGAGGTTCGATTAATGGCAGGAAGTAGAACGCTCAAACTATCCATCCTCGGCGATGTAGATAACCTCAATAAATCGCTCAAGGCCGCGACAAATGATGTCGAGACTTTTGGCGATAAGGTATCAAAGGCTGGCAAAGTGGTCGGCGCTGCGCTGGCCGCAGCCGCCGCAGCCGCTGGCGCTTACGCCATCAAAATCGGCGTGGATGGGGTCAAAGCCGCCATCGAAGATGAGAAGGCACAAACACAGCTTGCCCTGGCGCTAAAGAACGCCACAGGGGCTACAGAGGGCGCAATTGCCGCCACTGAAGAATTTATCTTGCAGCAATCTTTGGCCAGTGGTGTGGCAGATGATGAGCTACGCCCAGCGTTGCAGCGCCTTGCGCTATCGACAGGCGATGTCAAAAAAGCCCAGGATTTGCTCAAGATCGCAATGGATGTATCCACAGCTACAGGCAAGCCACTTGAAGCGGTAGCCAATAGCCTGGGCAAAGCCTATGACGGCAACACCACAGCACTGGGCAGATTAGGGATCGGCTTATCAGCTGCCGAACTTAAAACCATGTCATTCACCCAGGTGCAGGACAGGCTGACAAATTTATTTGGCGGCGCAGCTGCGGCAAATGCTGAAACCTATTCAGGTCGAATTGCTCGTATGCAAATTGCTTTCGATGAAGCCAAAGAGACTATCGGCTTTGCGCTTTTGCCTATCCTGGAAAAGCTGATGAAATTTATCAATCAGGTTGCTACGCCAGTTTTAGAAACACTGAACAAAGGCTTTGACGATAAGAGCGGCCTGGGCTGGTACATCACCTATGTCTCAAAGGTAATCTCAAGCATTTTCATTCCAGTGTGGAATGGCCTAGTGAGCGCCTTCAATAGCATCAAGAATTCAATCGGTGACAATTTATCGGCCTTCAAGGAATTCGGCGGTTACATCGCCCAGTACCTTGCGCCAGTCATCGGCACAGTATTAGGCGGGGCTTTGCAGGTCGTTGGCAAGGTTGCCGGTGGTGTCATCGATGTCATCGCTGGAGTTATCAAAGCCATCAACTTCCTTATCGGCGGGGCAATAGATGGAATCAATGCGCTTATTCGCGCCTATAACGCAGTGCCACTTTTGCCTAACATTCCTACAATTAACAAGCCAACACTCAACACCCCATCGATCTCCAGCGCATCAGTATCAGCGCCTTCTATCCCATCCGCTCCATCAATGGCGATGCCATCAGTATCGGGCGCAGCTAGTGGCGCGGCTTCAGCTGCAAGAGCAGGGGCATCAGTTGCGGCATCAAGCCAGGCTCTTGTGCCAACAGTGACTATCGGTGGCGCACCTGCGGGATACCGCCCTGAAACCTTCACACCTACTGCAACCCTGGGTGGCGCACCTGCAAGCTATGTGACCAACAATGTGAACATCGGTGTGGCTGGTGATCCTGAAGGCGTAGCGCGTGCGGTAGTCGATGTCATCAACACTTCTTATTATCGCGGTGGTCTAGGGGCGCAGGCGTACAAGCTATGACCCAATGGACACCCGAATGGCAATTACAAATCAACGGCGTGGATTACACAAATGTCACGCTGTCCACTTTGACAGTGGTTTCAGGCCGCACCGATATTTATAGCCAGCCCCGCGCTGGATATGCCAGCATCGAAATTATTAACCTAGATTTGACCCCCATCACCATCGATGTCAATGATGGGCTATCAATTCAGGTCAAAGATTCCACAGGCACATATGTCAATATTTTTGGCGGCAGTGTTACTGATTCACAGGTTGAAGTCATTTCAACTGGTACAGGCGGCATCAATGAATCAATCCGAATTACAGCTTTAGGATCACTGGCCAAATTAACCAAAACGCTGACCGAGGGCGTGCTATCGAAAGACTTTGATGGCAATCAGATTTACACGATTTTAAGCGCCGCCCTATTTAGCACCTGGGCAGAAGTGCCAGCGGCTCTGACCTGGGCAACCTATGATCCTGCAACTACCTGGGCAAACGCAGAAAATTCAGGCCTTGGCGAAATCGACCGCCCTGGCAATTATGAGCTGGCAGCGCGTTCAAGCTCAACCACTGATATGTATTCGCTCGTGGCAGCTTTGGCCACTTCAGGCCTGGGCTACTTATTTGAGGATGCACAAGGCCGCATCGGCTATGCAGACTCAACCCACCGCAGCACTTACCTGGCCGACAATGGTTACACGATGCTAAGTGGCAACCATGCCCTATCGCGTGGGATTCGCACTATTCGCCGCCTAGGGGATTTACGCAATAGCGTGACTATTACCTATAAAAATGGCCAGCAAGAGTCTGCCCTAGACCAAGCCTCAATCGACCAATATGGATCGCAGGCCGAAAACATCAGCACATCACTGGAAAATGATTACGATGCAGAAGCCCAGGCAGAATTTTATTTAGGAATCCGCGCCTACCCACAAGATGTATTTGAGTCGATTACCTTCACCTTAGGCAATTCTGAACTCGATGACAGCGACCGCGATTCACTTCTCAATGTGTTTATGGGCATGGCTGTGGACATCACCGATTTGCCAGCCAATATGGTCGATGGAAGATTTGAGGGATTTGTCGAGGGCTGGACTTTCAGGGCTGGATATAACCGCCTAGACATCACCTTAAATGTGTCACCTACAGCCTTCAGCTTGCAATCAATGCAGTGGGATGATGTAAGTGTCGCAGAGACATGGAACACATTAAATAATACACTTGAGTGGAATCAAGCCATTATCGTGGCATAAGGAGCATATATGGCAACGACAACGACAAATTTTGGGTGGACAGTTCCTTCGGACACCGACCTAGTTAAAGATGGCGCGGCCGCAATTCGCACAGCTTTGGGCGGCGTTGATACATCGATGGTTGATCTCAAAGGCGGCACTACTGGCCAGGTGCTATCAAAAGCATCAAATACAGATATGGACTTTACCTGGACTGAACAGGATGACACCACACTTGCATTTAATGCACAGACTGGCACTACCTACACACTAGCGGCCGCTGATTTAGGCAAGCTAGTCACCACATCAAATGCATCAGCTGTGACAGTTACAGTGCCACCATCAGTATTTGCAGCGGGTAATCAAATCCATGTGCAATCAATCGGCGTTGGCTTGACATCATTTGCGGCCGGGGCTGGTGTGACTATCACATCGACAGGTGCAACCGCAGCTGCGCCAGTGCTTCGCGCAAGATATTCAGCCTGCACAATTATCTGCACAGCTAGCAATACCTTCACCATCCTGGGCGATCTATCGTAATGAGCCCAATTATCGGCATTATGGCATCGCAGAATTATTCTCGTGGATTTAACGTTGATTATCTTGTAATCGCTGGCGGTGGCGGTAGCAGTGCTACTGATCGTTCAGGCGGTGGTGGCGCTGGTGGACTTCGTTCAACAGTTACCGCAACTGGCGGTGGTGGCTCACTTGAATCTGCATTATTTGTTAATAAAAACATTTCATACACAGTAACAATTGGTGCTGGTGGATCAATAGATGCCAATGGTGTTAATTCAGTTTTTTCAACAATTACATCAACTGGCGGTGGCAGAGGTGCTAGGGGCGGTGCAGGCGGTGGCATTAATGCAAATACTGGTGGTTCGGGCGGCGGCGGTAGTTTAGCAACTAGCCCAGCAGCGGGAACTGCAAATCAAGGTTTTGCGGGTGGTAATGGTTCTACAGATAACGCAACTTACGGATCAGCAGGCGGCGGCGGTGGTGCTGGTGGTGCTGGTGGTGCTGGCACAGGCCCAGCTACTGGTGGAAAAGGTGGTAACGGCGGTGTTGGAGTTGCAGTTGCAATTTCAGGTTCATCAGTAAATTACGCAGGCGGCGGCGCTGGTTTTTCTGATGCTACAGGTGGAAATGGCACAGCCAGCAGCGGTGGTGGCGCTCCAGGAGTTGCTGGTACTGCAAACACTGGCGGCGGCGCTGGTGGTGGCACAAACACTTCAGTTGCAGCAGCAGGCGGTTCAGGTATTGTCATTCTTCGTTGGCCTACATCCCAAGCAACAATAACAATAGGCGCGGGTTTAACAGGCTCAACTTCAACAAGTGGCGGCAACACCATTGCAACAATAACCGCTGGCACAGGAAATGTGAGCTGGGCATAATGGCACATTACGCATTTTTAGATGAATCCAATATCGTCACAGAAGTTATTGTCGGTATTGATGAGACGCAATTAATCGAAGGCAAAGACCCTGAAATTTGGTATGGCGAATTCAGAGGACAGAAATGTATTCGTACTTCCTACAATGGCAAGATTCGCTACAACTATGCAGGCATTGGCTTTACTTATGATCCAATAGATGATGCTTTTATTGCTCCACAGCCTTACCCATCTTGGACATTAGATCAAAATAAACAATGGCAATCTCCAATTCCATATCCAGGCAATCCTCAAAATCCAACTAATACTGAAAGATTTATTTGGGATGAAGAAAATCAAGAATGGATTGCAAATGGCTGAATACCCAGTTGGCACAGCACCCCAGGCAATTGCAATTGCTTTGGGTGAGGTTGGCTATGTCGAAGTGCCTGACAATCTGACCAAGTATGGAGAATTTACAAAGGCCAACGGCTTACCCTGGTGCGGTTCATTTTGCAACTGGGTACTTGCACAGGCTGGAGTCAAAGCACCATCGGTAGTTAGCACAGCTACAGGCGCACACAAGTTTAAGGATTTAGGCCGCTGGCATGAAGTGCCACAGCTAGGCGATTATGCGTTTATGGACTTCCCGCATGATGGGGTCGATCGCATTAGCCATGTAGGCATCGTGGCAGCAATCGATGGCAAAGTGATTACCTGCATCGAGGGCAATACATCAGGAACTGGCAATCAACGCAATGGCGGTATGGTGATGATTAAGCAGCGCACCATCGGCAAGGAAATCGTGGGATTTGGTCGGCCTAAGTATGTGCCATTCAAGGGTGAATATCCTGCGGTGGTAGTACCTGAAGCTGCACCAAAGAAGAAGCTACTCAAGAAGGGTGCAAAGAAATGACAAACATCAAAGCAATGGCCGCATCATGGGCGCGCTCATTCCTAGCGGCATCAGTTGCCGTCTATATGGCTGGGGTTACTGACCCAAAGGCCATCGCTAGTGCAGGGCTTGCAGCTGTGCTGCCTGTCATCGTGCGTTGGCTTAATCCAAATGACACAGGTTTCGGTATCAAGGGGAAGTGATCCGAAGGTCGCGCTGGGTAGCCCTATGGTTATCGCTTTCGATAGGGCTATCTAGTTGCGGGTATGACGGATGGGTGAGGTATCCCTGCCAGGAATTCGAAAACTGGCAAAAGCCTGAATGTAATCCACCAGAGTGTTTAAGTACGGGGGTCTGCACTCAAGACATATACGGAGATGAACTTGAAGGACAGGTCACACCGCAGACTGACAAATGAGCAGCTCAAGGCTCGCCTAATCGTATTCATCGGCGTATGCCTGGCTTTGGTTTTTGCCATGTCGGTGCTGGGGATGCTTTACGCGCTTATCTTTGTCACCCAGCCAATAGGCGCACAAGCTCCAAACGATCGTGCTTTTATCGAGCTTCTTACCACGCTCACAGTATTCCTCACAGGCGCACTGGGTTCAGTGCTGGCATCGAATGGCTTAAAGGATAAGCCTGTCGAAAAGCCAAACGACACGCCCAAAAACACGCAGGATTCTTGACCATCCCGCACCCATGCCCCACAGTTAAGGCAGGGAGCGAAGCACAGTAGCCCCCTGAACGGGAGCAAAAATGTATTCAATAGGTGAAGTGGCCATGTGGCTACTTATAGGGGTCGCAATCGGCTTTACATTCGGCTATACCGCAGGCCTTAAAGAAGGCAAGCGCGAAGGATTTATCCGAGGCAAAATTGCAGCTCGCAAGGCGGTGCAGTAATGGGATTCTTGGACAATTACGAGACAGTCAATCAGAAGGTACAGAGACTGCACGCGACTTATCCAACCAACAAAATCCACACATCGATTATTGACTGGAATCCTGAAAAGGGCTTCATTCTTATTGAGTGCCGCATCTATCGCCATTACGAGGACAAAGAGCCAGCGGCCATCGACTACGCACATGGCATGGTGGGTGCTTACAATCCACAAATGAAGCGCTGGTATGTAGAAGATACAGTTTCCAGTGCAATAGGCAGGTGTGCAAGCGTAGTTTTAGGCGCAGACGATAAAGTCTCAAAGGAAAGCATGCAGCAAGTCGATGAGATGCCAAAGGCATTTGTCGAGGATGATCCCTGGGCTAAACCAATTTGGGAAGATGGCTTCACCACAGTCAAAACAGCTGTGGAGCAAATCAAGGATGAACTGGGCGGTGAGCTACAAGCTGAAGCGCCTATCTGTAAGCATGGCCACATGATTTGGAAATCGGGCGAAAAGAATGGAAAAGCCTGGGGCGCATATTTCTGCACCGAAAAAACCAAAGCCCAGCAATGCCCACCGCAGTGGATGGTGCTAGGTAGCGATGGCAAGTGGAAGGAGCGTATCTGATGGGATATGTGCAAATCATCAAGGACTGGGATTATTGCGATTCATGCGATAAGCCAAA